TATACTTAATGGATCATAACCCACTACATCCATTTCACCACTGCTCGCTTTCTTTAACTTCGGATAACCAAATATACTAACTTCTTGTATCCTTCCTGTCCTAACCCAGCGCTTTAAATCTTTGGCTGCTGCATCTATCATACCCCTAAAGTATGCTTTATCCCCTCGCATTTCTGCACCTATCCAGTGAGTGACTGGCGGAACAAACTGAGTAGATACATCTTCAGCTTTTTGATGACCTAGAAAACCATTAAGAGTGTTCGTTTTTGTGTAGTCAACTATATCTTTTAAACTTTCTTTCGTGTAGTTCCAACCTCTTTTAGATTTAGTTGCTGGGATCTCTACCACTACTTCTAATGGGTCCTCGTCTGCAGCTCTTAACTTCTCAACATCAACTCCAACTGCTAGAGGTATATCGCTTGGTTTAATGCTTGTTATAAAGGCATTAACTGAATCCATTTCTCCTACAGTTTCCAAATCTGCCATTTCCCCAAATGCCATTTTACTAATCATTACTCTCACCACCTTTCAAAATTTGCAATAAAAAAGACACCTTAATGTCTAATAATTTAAATAAACATCTTGATACCAACTCTCTAAGTCTGGTTCAGTGAATGGATCTTCATTCCATCTTAATAATTTGTTTACAAGATCGTTAGGGTTTATAATTACTGGCATCATAATGCATAAACAATTCGGATGAAATGGATACTCTGGTATTTGATCTAAAGGATATACTCCAAATCCCATACCAAAATCATCACATTCACATTTATCATCGCATATGTCCATTTTAGGATGCGCCTGTGATAGCATAAATCTAACTCCATTTGAACCTGGATTAATCATTGCTGCAGCCTTAACACCTTCACCATAAGCTCTAGTCATTTCTGTTCTAGCTAGCCTTAAGGACTCATAATTTAAGCCTATTGGCACTCTGTTGCCGATTCTTTTAATCATGTTGGGGTAACTATCAACAAATGTCTTTCTACCTTTTCTTGCATAAGTCTCAAGCATTTTAGCTACCTTCGAACAATCCTTACCCTCTAGTACAGATACCTCTAATATAGAATTTATTGTATCTCTATATTTTCTAGACTTCTCCCATATCTTATCTGCTAGCTTATATTTCTTTTCGTATTCATATAAAGCATTTACGTTAACGATATTATACATTTTTATAATTATTTCTTTATTAACTTTAAATATATCAGCTTTCTCAATCCCACTTAATAGTATTATTTTAGAGTAGTCTGTTGCATTATTAATATTGGATTTAAGGTACTTTTTAAAGTTCTTTTTTAGTTCTTGATTTAATAAGTCTGCTTCAATCTCTACAGTAGCTAATATTTCATTAAGTTGTTTTTCTTTAAATTTTATATGACCGTATTTCTTTAATTCTCTAGTTATATTTTTAGTTATCCAAAAATACAATTCCCTTAATTCATCGTCTTGCTTGAGTCTTTGTTTAATAAAATTCTTTCTTGTCTCTATTGCTAGTCTATAATACTTCGGTGCAACTTCTAATATCCTATCAAAATTATTCATCATTATCACCAAATTCATCTATTTCATCAACCAAATCTGCTGAGTTTTCTAATCTCTGTCTAAGTACTCTAGTCTTTATTATTCTCTCTCGCTCCCCTATAATCTCAGGATCATCACTTATATATTTATTCATGGTATCTATGTATTTAGAAAGGAAATCTACTGCCGATTCTTCACTAATAAAGTTACCATCTAAAGCTTTATCCATTGCGCTAGTAAGTTTATCAAGAGTTTCAGCTAATTCTTTATCATCACGAGGGTTTATTTCATCCCATCCTATAGATACATTATAGCTTTTGTAGTTTAAGCCTATACTCTTGGCTTCCATGACTAAAACCATTCTAGCTAGTAGCTGCCACTCTTCAACAAACTGTTCTCTCTTACGTCTTATCTTATTAACCATGATTGGCATTTGCTCCTTAACAGAAGCTAAAGCGCTTGGTGTATGTACTCCAAATATAAATTCTGGTGTCTCAGAAACATCTACAATACAATAAAACAATAGTTTTAATAATACTTGTGCATCTCCTGTTGCACTGCTTACTTCAACAAAGCTGGCATCTTCATTTTCACTAAGGAATATCATTTCTTGACCTTCAAGAGAAACTTTTCCACCTTGCTTAGCGAACTTAACTGGATCATCAATGCCGAAATTGTTCCTTAGGAATGCAGCAACATCTTTAAGCTTTAGTTTTAATTTAGGAGTACTGTGCATTTTACTTCCCTTTAAAGCATGTAACATAACATCATGATAAGCTTTCATTAACGGTTCAATTGGTTCAATATCGCTTTGTCCATGTTTCATAGTTTCGTCTGGTTCATTCTTAAAATGTATAATAGGAATAAACCCCCAAGTATTAATTTGCTCTCCACTTTCTAAACCATCTATAGGATCTCCTTGAATATCTATTCTTCTTTTATCTGCAGTTATAGTCTGTTTTATAGTTGCGCTTCTTTTCGTTCCGTCTAAATCTTCCCATTCCTGTTTACTCTCTAAAAGATAAGCTTTAGCTTCTTTTGTAACTGGATCTATTATAATGTCTCTTACTTCCTCTGGAGGTATAAAGTTGTATATTATTCTAGTATTCTTTTCAGGATATAGAGGATTTTCTCTTTCTTCCCTAGTCAACCAAATATAGCAATCTCCTAGCTTAGTAGCGTTGGTATGTGTTTTTAACATCTTAGAAGTATTCTCTAACACAAATTCATCTAAAGTTATTTGTGCATTTTCATCTTCTATACTGAAATTAGGTATTCCCATGAATCCAACTGTACTGTTTATAATAGGTCTAACGAAACTTGAACCAAGTTTATATCTATCGTCTTTATTTTGGTATAGATTCCTAGCTAGTTCATAATCTACTTTAGTACTATCTAATGTATATGTTTGGCCAATACTTCCTGCGGTTCTCATCATCTC